TCCGACGACATCCTCAGCGACGACGAGATCCGCGCCCTCATCCGCGACTGGGAACGCGCGCTCACCACCGGCGCCGGGGTCGCGTTCACCAACAAGAGCATCGAGGCCCGGCCGCACGGCGCCCAGCCCGAGCAACTCCTGCTCCAGGGCCGCAACGCCTCCAGCGTCGAGGCCGCGCGGCTCATCGGCGTGCCCGCGCTCCTCGTCGACGCCGTCACCCCGGGCTTCTCCTCGACGTACCAGACCGTCGCCGAGCAGGGCCGCGCCCTCGTCGACCACGGCCTCGCCGGCTACATGACTGCCATCGACGCGCGGCTGTCGATGGACGACATCCTCCCGCGCGGCGTGTGGTGCGAGCTCGACCCCGACCGGATCACCCGGCCACCACTGAAGGAGCGGATGGACGCCTACGCCGTCGGGATCGCCTCCGGCGTCCTCACCGTCGAGGAATGCCGGGCCTACGAACGGGGCGTCGACCCCAACGAGGAGACCACGTGACGAGCCTCGAGCTCCGCTTCGCCACCGCGCCGACGATCATCGCCGCCGCGGTGGACACCGCCGACCCGCCCCGACTCAAGGGGCTCCTCCTCCCCCACGGCATCGGGCAGACCTCCGCCGGCCCCGTCACCGTCGACCCCACGTCGGACGTCACGGTCGCCGAGCATGTCCCGCTGACGCTGCACCATGACCGTGCCCGCCCCATCGGACGGCTCGACGGGTCGCAGCGGGTCGACGACGGGCTGCACGCCGAGTGGGCGCTGTCCCGCACCACCCCCGACGCGGTGTGGGCCGTCGCCGCCGTCGACGAGGGCATCCTGACCGGCCAGTCCGTCGAGCTGTCCGACGTCGTCCTCGACGGCGACGACCGGCTCGTCTCCGCGACCCTGGTCGCGGCCTCACTCGTCACCGTGCCGGCGTTCCCGCAGGCCCGGGTCACCCTCGCCGCCGAAGGAGCCCCGCCCATGCACCCCGAGCCCACCCCCCCGGTCACCGCGGCCGAGCCGGCGCCCGTCGTCGCCGCGCCGCGCATCACCGCGACCCCCCGCCTCACCCTCGACGCCGCCGCCGCGATGATCGCCGCGACGTTCCGCGGCGAGATCGGCCCCGCCGAACTGTCCGCCGCCCTCGCCGACGCCACCACCGAGATGACCAGCCTCGGCCGCGGCCTCGCCCCGCAGTGGCTGGGAAAGCTGTGGGAGGAGGCCACCTACCCGCGGCCCCACGTCGACGCCTGCACCGGCCCCCGCCCGATCTGCGGGTCGCTGAACATGCAGGGGTGGCGGTGGAAGACCGGCCTGGCGGTCGACAAGTGGACCGGCAACAAGGCCGACATCCCGTCGAACGCCCCGGCGATCGAGTCGGCGACGGTCACCGGCCAGCGGTGGGCCGGCGGTATCGACGTCGCCCGCGAGATCGTAGACCTCGGCGACGGCGACCTGATCCGCGATCTGATGGTGATGGCCGTCAACGACTACCGACACAAGACCGACCTGGCGTGCCTGGCCGATCTGATCGCCGGGGCGACCGCACTCACCCCTGCCCCTACGACGTTCACCGCGGGCATCCTCGCCGCTGTCCGCGCCGTCCGCGACACGCGACACCCGCTCGGCGTCATCTGGGTGGCGACGGACATCCTCGACGAGGAGATGCTGGTCGCCGGCCAGCTGCGCTGGCCGTCCGGCGGACTCAACGTCGACGGCGGCGACCCGCTCGGCATCCGCGTCGTCGCCGACCCGGACCTCACGGACGGCCAGATCCTGGCGATGGCGTCCGGCGCGGCCACCTTCTACGAGACCGGCCCGATCCGCGTCAACGCCGTCGACATCGCCAAGGGCGGCCTCGACGAGGCGGTGTTCGGCTACACGGCGACCCTCGTCAACGCCCCGGCCGCGGTCGTCAAGGCCACGGTCACCCCGGCGGCGTGATGTTGACCCCGGATGCGCTCCGCGCCTACCTGCGTCTCCCGGCCGGGGACGACGTCTACCTCGGCCAGGTGTGCACCGCGGTGTCCGAGTTCGTCGACCGCACCCCGGCCGGCCGCGTTCAGCCGTGGTCGGCCGGGGTCGAGCAGGCGGCGCTCATGCTGGCCGCGCGGTACGTCCGCCGCCGCGCCACCCCGTCCGGGGTCGAGTCGACCGCGGACGGGGCCGTCTACCTGCCCCGCCGGGACGGCGACGTCGACCAGCTGCTCCGCATCGGCGGCTTCCTCCGGCCGAGCGTCGGATGATCGCCGACGCGATCGCCCGGGCCGTGGCCGTCCTCGCCGAGGGCGGTGCGCACGTCGTCGACGACACGCGCGACGTCGTCCCCCCGTGCATCGCCGTCGGCCTGCCGACTCTCACCGACGAGTCCGTCGGGGCGTGGCGCGCCGACGTCCCCGTCTACCTCGTCGCCCCCAACAGCGGCGCCGCCGCCGCTGCTGCCGTCCTCGACGGGCTCCTCGAGTCCGTCCAGGCCGCAGTCCCCGGGCCGTGGCGGCCGTTCACCCTCGACCCGCTCGACGGGGGCGACCCGCTCCCCGGCCTCACCTCCACCCTGCCGCTGCTCATCCCCAGGAGCTGACCGTGCCTGCACCCACGAACGCCAAGGGCTACAAGCTCGGCCCCGGCACCCTCACCCTCGGCGAGACCACCTCCCTCATCGACGTGTCCTGCCAGGCCACCGGCGTCGTCCTCGCCCCCGACGTCGACGCCGGCGACGCCGTCAAGACCGTCGGCGGCTGCGAGCTGCCCGGAGCCCGCACCTACGCGTGGACGCTGTCCGGCACGTTCCTCACCGACCTCGACGCCGACGGCGTGAACGCGTTCTGCGACGACCACAAGGGCGAGCAGGTCGCGTTCTCGTGGGCGCCCAACAACGCCGACGGGAACACCGCCAAGGCCGAGGGAACCCTCGTCGTCGACCCGCTCCCGTTCGGCGGGGAGGAGGCCGGCGCCTGGATGGAGGCCGAGTTCGAGTTCTCCGTCGTCGGCGACCCCGTCTTCACGTGGAACACGGCCGCGCCGTGACCGGCGAGTTCGCCGCGATGCAGGTCCACGGCGGCCGGAAGCTCCGCGCCACGTTGAAGGCCGCCGGCGCGGACATGTCCGAGCTGTCCGACCTGCACCAACGCGTCGCGCAGCTCGTCGCGAACGCCGCCAGGCCGCCGATGCGGTCCGGGAAGCTGGCCCGCACCCAGAAGGGCCGGCGGCGCCGCACCTCGGCGATCGTGACCGCCGGCAGCGACGCCGTCCCCTATGCGCTCCCTATCCACTGGGGGTGGCCGTCCCGCGGGATCGCCCCGAACACGTGGCTGACCAACGCCGCCCACGCCACCGAACCGCGGTGGGCTGCCCTGTACGAGGACGAACTCGTCCGCATCGTCGAGACCGTGAAGACCGGAGACTGACCCATGATCCAGCGGCTGATCGTCGTCCCCCTCGAGGGCGAATCGTTCGAGGTGGTCCCGACCGGCTACGACCGTGTCCTCACCGAGAAGACGCGACCCAAGGACTCGCCCTACATGAAGGTGTTCCACTGGGCGTACCTCGCGGTCAAGCGCGGCGACGCGACCGTCGGCGGGTTCGACGAGTGGCTGAAGACCATCTCCAACGTGACCGCCGCGGAGGACGTGGACCCTACCCCGACGGAAGCTGGGGACGACTCGTCGCCGCTGTGACCGTCGCCACCGGCCTCGCACCGGACGTCGTCATGGCGATGGACGACCAGATGCTCATCACGATCATCGACGTGATCGCCGAGAGGGGGAAGCATGGCCGGCGGTAAGAGCCGCGTCCTGTCCGTCACCATTACCGCGGACGCGAAGCCGATCAAGAAGGGCACCGACCAGGCGGCGAAGGACGCGTCGAACTTCGAGAGGTCCATCGGCGGGATGGCAGCAGGTTCGGCCGTCGCGGCGAAAGCGCTCGGCGGGATCGCGTCCGCAGCTGGCGGGGCGATGTCCGCCGCGCAGGAACTCGAACGCGCCCAGCTCAAGGCGAACAACGTGTGGGGCGCCGGCACCCAGACGATGAAGAACTGGGCGGACTCCGCCGTCCAGTCGTACGGCATGTCCTCCCAGGCCGCACTCGAGGCCGCCGCGAACAGCGGCGCCTACTGGCAGGCCATGGGCAAGACGTCCGCCGAGTCGCAGAAACTCGCCCAGGGCACCGTCGAGACCGCAGCCGCCCTCGCCTCCTACAACGGGCTCGGCGTCGACCAGACGCTGGACATGATCTCCGGGGCGCTGCGCGGCGAGTACGACTCGCTGCAGCAGCTCATCCCCACCATCTCCGCGGCCTCGGTCGAACAGCAGGCCCTGGCGATGACGCACAAGGACTCGGCCAAGGACCTCACCGACTCCGAGAAGGCTATGGCGGCCTACTCGCTCATCGTCCAGGGGGCCAAGCCCGCCATCGACTCGATGGGCGCGTCCATGCAGACCGCCGCCGGCCAGCAGGCCGTCATGCGAGCCGAGGTGCAGACCCTCGC